GTCGAGACACTCTGGGGGCGGCGAATCGATCAGCCTTCCGAGCTCGTCGTCAAGCACTTAGCCTCGAGCGCGCTCGGGAGCAACGAGCTGAAGATGGTGCCCATGGTTGGCCGCTACGTCTTTGACCTCTTTCAGGACATTAAGCGCGAGCACAAGCTCGAGTCGTACTCTTTGAACAATGTCTCCAAGCATTTCCTGAAGGACCAGAAGCTGGATATGCCAGTCAAGGAGATCTTCTCCAGGTACTTGGAGGGAGACCCCAAAAAGCTCGGGGAGGTTGCCGAATACTGTATTCAGGATACGGTTCTTCCTCACAAGATTATGGACAAGGTTTGTCAGCTCCAGAACCAGATTGAGATGGCCAAGGCGTGCTGGGTCCCGTTGAGCTTCCTGAGCGAGCGCGGTCAGCAGATCAAAGTCTTCAGCCAGATGGCCTACAAGGCTCGACAGCTCGGCTTCCTCATCCCGACTATTCGTCGGCCCGAGGGTCCTGTGGATGGTTACGAGGGCGCGACGGTCCTCGAGGCGCAGACTGGAGCTTACTACACACCAATTACGGCTCTGGATTTCGCGTCACTGTACCCGAGCATCATGGTTGCACACAATCTGTGCTATTCGACGCTTGTGATGGACAAGCGATTCGCAAACCTCCCGGGAGTCACTTACGAGACGTATGGTGAGCACACATTTGCGCAAGGGGTGCCCTCCCTCCTCCCAGCCATCCTCACGGACCTCAAGGCGTTTCGCAAAAAGGCCAAGAAGCTGATGGCTGCCGCGGAGGGTACGCCTATGGAGGCGGTCTATAACGGTCAGCAGCTCGCTTACAAGATTGCTATGAATTCGATGTATGGTTTCACGGGCGCGTCCAAGGGGATGCTTCCTCTGGTCGCCATCGCCAGCACCGTGACGATGAGAGGCCGTCAGATGATCGAGGAGACGAAGAATTACGTCGAGGCAAACTTTCCTGGAGCGAACGTAAGGTATGGGGACTCTGTGATGCCAGAGACTCCTGTTCTTGTGAAAATGAATGGAGTTTTCGGTCCAATGAAAATAGAAAACCTGGCGACCACGTGGGAGACGTACGGGGGGTTTCTCAAAGAGGGGACTGACAAAGAGTCTTCAGAGGTTGTGGGAGTCGAAGCATGGACTCACAAAGGATGGCAGCCCATTACGCGCGTTATTCGGCACAAGTGTTCCAAAAAGATCTATCGCGTCCTGACTCATACGGGGCTCGTTGACGTGACTGAAGATCACTCTCTTCTGGGAACTGGGGTGGAACTTCTGAAGCCCAAAGATGTCATGGTTGGGCAGAAACTACTACACTCGTTTCCGTCAATGGTCGATATGGAAAATACAAAAAGTCTCGATGCCCTTTTCGTTATCGGGATGTTTGTTGGAGACGGCTCGTGCGGTTCATATCACTGCCCTTCCGGCCGCAAGACAACGTGGTGTATTAATAATCAGGATCTTGACTTGCTTGACAAGTGTAAAACTATACTTGAGACTATGTATCCAGATTATGGGTTTGTTATAATGGACACTCTTCAAAGTTCTGGTGTGTACAAACTTGGCCCGAGGGGTGATATCGTGAAACTCGTCTCAGAATGGAGAGAATGGTGCTATGACGGTCAGGCGAAGAAAATTCCTGAGTTTGTCTTTTCCGACTATGATTCGAAACAAGCGTTTCTGAAGGGGCTGTGGGCTGCCGATGGGTGTCGTCGAGACAACGAGACCGGTGGGTGCCATAGAATAGATACGAAAAACCAAGTGACTGCTCAATGGTATTATCTTCTTCTGACGTCTATGAACTACAAGGTTTCACTCAATACGAGAAATGACAAGACAAATATTTTCCGACTTACTTGGACAGAATCGTCGTTCCGAAAGGACCCGTCTGCCATCAAGAAAATCTCAGTCCTTCACGAATCTTGGGATGGGTATGTCTACGATCTCGAGACGGAAGCGGGAACCTTCCAAGCGGGCGTGGGGCAAATGATCGTCAAGAATACCGACTCCGTGATGGTCGAGTTTGACGTGGAGGGTCGCACGGGCCAAGAGGCTATCGACTACTCGTGGCAGCAGGGTCTCTTGGCCGCTGAACAGTGCACGAAGCTCTTCAAGGCTCCGAACGACCTGGAGCTCGAAAAGGTTTACTGCCCGTACTTTTTGTACAGCAAGAAGCGTTACGCGGCCAAGATGTGGGAGGGTCGAACGCGTCCAGACGGGTCTGTCACGTGCATGTTCAAAAAGGTTGATATCAAGGGTCTGCAGGTGGTCCGTCGCGACAGTTGCCCCTTTGTTCGAGAGACTCTCAAGACGCTGCTGGATATGATGCTCGAGAGCAGCGATCCGAGGCCCGTGATTACCTTTGCGCGCCAGGCTTCAGAGGTTCTGTCGACTGGCAAGGTTCCAGTCGAGAAGCTGGTGATGAGCAAGCAGCTCGGGTCTGAATACAAGGTCCCGATGCCCCACGTTTCAGTCAGGAACAAGATTCGGGCCCGGGCCCCAGGATCAGAGCCTCAGCAGGGAGATCGCGTCGCCTTTGTTGTCGTCGGGGGCCCGGGGAAGCTGTACGAAAAGGCCGAGGACCCTGTGTGGGCCAAGGAGCACGCAGTTCCGCTCGACTATCAGTACTATTTCTTAAACCAATTGAAGAAGCCAATCTGTGACTTGCTCGAGCCCCTGGTCGGCGCGAACCCTGAGAGGCTCGTCTTTGGGGCGGCGACGGCTGGGAGCAAGAAGGGCGCGTATGATTCCAAGATGAAAAGTATAGATTCTTATTTTAAGAAGGCGACCGAGTCATGAGTAAGGAAATGGAACAAACAATTATGCAGGCTGTCGAGACTGAGGTTGACCGAAGGGTCTCCGATCGTCTGTCGGCTGTTCTACACCACATTTCAAAAACGTATAGAATTTCGTACGAGCGTCTCATGAAAGAGACGGCGACCCTCGAGATTGCGACGGGACAGTGTCTCGGACTCATAGGGTCGGGCAAGAGGTGCACGCGTCACGCACGGTTCGAGGGATACTGCAAGTCGCATCTGGATCAAAAACCCATAATGCGCATGAAGGAGGAGCCGAGCGATCCAGCTGGAACGGTCACGCACACGCATACATTGCCGCCATTCTTTCTGGCGGGTTGTCCTGCGTGCGAGAAGGTTTCGAGCCGTCCTCGCTTGAATATTTAGACCGAGGGCGCATCGCTCCCTCTACTCGTGAGACCAAGCCTTCGGCTTGAGGCTCGAGGCTTAAACATCTAAGAACCTACTCAACTAATGAGTACTCGTTCAGAGCTTTTGCTCGAATCGCTCACAAAATTTTATGACGACCCAGAAAATTCAGAAAAACTCAAGGATATTCTCACGACCAAGACCCATGGGATCTCTCTTCGCAATCTCGAGTGGTTCGTGACAAACTATGCCAAGAATCGACACGTGACTTATAATTCGCCGATGGGCCGTCCCTTTACGGTCCATGTGGCTTACAAGTCGAGTCTTGACGGATATTCAAAGAAGCTCTTTGATCCTTTTTGCAGGACCGAGCGAATAGATTTCAAGGGCCTTTCCACAACTGTGGCTCAGCTCAACTTCATCAAGTGGTGTTTGACGAACGGCATCATCGATTACATGATCAAAGATAAGATACGCCCGCAAAACCATTCTTGAATTCAAGAATAGAGAACCCGTAGTAGAAAAGATTCAGATTGTAACTCGAGAGAGCCGATGCGTATTGCGGCAAAAAGTTGATGATGAGATTTGATGTCTGCGAATTAATTTTAGAAAAATTTAGATACCCACCCGAATTGTACTCTGTTATGTTCAATCCGAATGAGTACATGTAAATATTCTTCTGGGGCACAGACAGACCGTGTTGCATTGGCTGAAGGAACGATGTATATGGCCCGTTGGCGAATGTGTCAAGAATGTCCTGATTATTAATTGTAATCTTCACCTTCTGGATCACATCGATGTACTGCACCGGCCCCGAAGCAAACGTCAGAGGGGTGGCGGCAGACTGATACTGAGTCGCGTATCCGTACAAGTAACGAACCCCGTAATATGACGAACTTGATGATTCATACGCCTGATTTCGAATGAACCACGCAATTAACTGAACTGGAAAATTTGCACTAATATTTGTAGTCACCGTGCCGGCGTAAGGCGCGGTCCCATCTCGCTTAACGACCGGAACTATATAACGGAGGGGTTCGTTTCTGTAATATGTGCGCTCTGAATCCGTCACCTTGACGTACTCTACCAAGAGTATAGGATTTATAATATCGACCGTTCCGGGAAGGGCGTTAGTAAACCAATATTGTGGACGAAAAGTAAACTTTATATAAATTTTTTGTCCTCCCCAGAGTGAGCACAAAGGGAAGAAGGGTCGGCGGATACGCTCGCGCCCTTTATTGCCCCCACTGTGCCTCCTGCAAAAGAAAAACTCGAGGGGGATGACGAGAGGTACGGGTGCGCCAGGACTCAAGTTCTGGTTGGATTGCCCGCCATTGACCTGATTGAACATACCTATCTGCTCGTCATAATCAAGAAACATTTGGTCCTTTATAAAGAGCCAATCGTCATAAATAGTTTCAACTATGAGATCGTCAATCATAAAGTCCACCTGCTGAATGATTGCCCGGCCTATTTGATTTGTATAATTGTTGCTCGCAGGGAGTGCAGGGAGCGTGCACATGAGAAACATATTTGCGAGCAGATCCCCTTGACTCTTGGGCTGAATCTGAACAATACACGATCCCGAACTCGTCGGCTGGATGAAATTATTTGAAGAAATAGGAGACATTTTCATATAATCTTGATACAGGACCGAGTTTGTATACTGGTCGTATCCTGGATACCACTGGCTTTCTTTGAAATTAGAAACATTTGATATATATTCTTCTTGGGGGCCTATGGCGTCGAGAGACAGTACACCTCCAGCGTTGAACCCAAGGTTCCGTTTCTCAGTGAGGGGCTCTTGGCCTTGCGGCGGGACAGGGACGTTTTCGTCAAGTTCTCGCAAGTCGTGTGGGTCACGTTTAAAGTTCGAGTCTTCTATGGGGGCCCGGACAAGAGGTTGAATTGTCGAGACTCGAGCCGATACAAATGCAGTGGAAATAGTGGGATCAAATATCCCCCCTTGATTATTGACGGGAACTCCATACGGCTGGTATGCATCGGTCGACGGAAGTACAGGCGCCAAGATCGGGCCCTGACCAATAGCACCAAGCATCATTTCATCATTCAAGAAGCCGTCAATCATTTTATTCGCACCAGTCTTCATCCGAAATCCTAGTGCGTTTGATAGTTCAGGCAGACCTGACAGGACCCCCTTGATTTGCGTCGGGTCCGCAAGTATCGAGTCGGGCTGAAGCCCCGTTTTAGAAACAAAAAAATTTAAAAGATTGTTTTGTTTTGATAGATAGTCAGACAACTTGAAAGTGTCCGCAAAAACAAAGGTGTTCAGACCTATAAGCTTTCCGGCCAGAACAGCGCCAAATGTACCCGTCTGTCGAAGAACAGATATGAGTTTTGAAATGGTCGAAGGAGGCGGAGGAAGGGAAAGGGGCTGCGGGGGGATTGGTGTGGCGGTGATTATTCCCATGTATCCAATCTTTCCAATATTTCCAGATTGAAAAGTTACAGAAGCGATAGTCAGGTCAAAGGGGAGCCCGGGGAGACCCGTCAATGTCCATCCTGGCTTGACTGCCGTCGGGATTGGAATCGCGGAATAAAAAATAACAAGGCCCATTTGAGTCAGGTAGACTCCGCTCAGAGCTGGAGGAGGCGGTGGAGCGATCACTTGGGCCGGAGCAACAGTGACCGCCTTGGCCTGCTGGACCCCTTGTATAGTCTGAGCAACATTCACTTGGAAATCAATAGTTCCGTTATATGATCCGTTTTTAGGATAGATCCCTTGTCGAAGGGTCTTTGCCACAATCTTCGTCTGGCCTTGAATTCCAGAGATGCCAGTCAGGACCCACCCTGGCTGGATACCATCAGGCATAGGTGTCTGAACATAAAAGGTGACCACATTGGGGACTGTCTCCGAGGCTGCATAAAAACCGCTTATTTCGGTCGAAGCCATACTATTTTATGCCAACATAATATGAAGGATAGTCTCATCGCGGCTCTTCTCGCCCTGATCATCATACTTGTGTGGAGAAGGGGCGAAGGATACACGTCATTCAATTCACAGATTGCCGACTTGGACATACTCAATGCACACGAGGACCTCTTGCATTTTCAGCCCTCCGACTTTAACCAGGTTGGTTCTAAAGAAATACCTCGCTAATAATACAATGGAGCCCCTGGACCCGATTTTCACTCCCAGCACGGATCGTTTCACCACCTTCCCTATACGGTACCCGGACTTGTGGGCCCTGTATAAGAAAGCCGTCGGGTCCTTCTGGACCGCCGAAGAGATTGACCTCGGCACGGACCTCAAGGATTGGGACGGGCTCAAGTTTGAGGAGCGAAATTTTATTAAAATAATTCTTGCATTCTTCGCTGCGAGTGACGGTATCGTTATGGAAAACATAGATATTAACTTTAGTTCTGAGGTTCAGATTTCAGAGGCTCGGTCTTTTTACGCGTACCAGGCATTCAACGAGTCTATTCACTCGGAGACGTATTCACTCATGATCAACAAGCTCGTGAGAGATCCTGACGAGGAGGGGATGCTTCTGAGCAGCATCAAGAATATTCCCGTCATCAGGGAAAAGGCGGACTGGGCCATGAGCTGGATGAATGGGGATGCACCCTTCGCCCAGCGCCTCGTCGCCTTCATGTGCGTCGAGGGTATCTTCTTCTCTGGGGCGTTCTGTTCGATTTTTTGGCTCAAGAAGCGCGGGATAATGCCCGGTCTGTGCTTCAGCAACGAGCTGATCAGCAGGGACGAGGGGTCCCACCTAGAGTTTGCCGTGGCTCTCTACTCGCACCTACAGGAGAAGGCGGGGAAGGATGTGATCCGGACGATTGTCCAGAGTGCCGTTGAGATTGAAGAGAGTTTCATTACGGAGGCGCTTCCATGCAAGATGATAGGCATGGATGCCGAACAAATGAAACAGTATATTCGCTATGTTGGTGATCGGCTGATGAAACAACTAGGCCAAGAGCCGATCTTCGGGGCTGAGAATCCCTTTGCCTGGATGGAGACTATTAGTCTCGAGGGGAAGACGAATTTTTTTGAGAAACGCGTAGGTGATTATTCAAAGCGGATGGTTGAGGATGGGGACTCGGTCAGGTTTGACGAGGAGTTCTAGAGACCAGGAGCGGGGCGGCACGCCCTGGGACTGCGTCCCGGTCTCTAGTGCATAGATCCCCTAGGACCCTGGCCGCCAGACACTCCAAATGGGTTGGTTGAATTTCCGTACTCGCCAACGTACTCCTCCTCGTAATCCTCCTCGTAATCCTCCTCGGCAAAGCCCGACACGAGCTTGGCTGGGAGGTAGCAGGCCAGCAACACATAGACGGCCGAGTGAAGCAGGAGACCTGGGGCGTGGGGGACGCCCTCGGCGCTGGCGACCCATCCGCCCAGGATTTTACGCATGAACTTGAAGGTGGCTGGACTCGCGACAATGAAAAACAGGATCATGTAAATCAGAACCTTGGTGAGCATTTAGTATATCTAGAGATTTTTAACACCAGTGCCCCCCTGACCCGTTCCGTTTGTGGCACCACCTGAACTCCTCCTCCGCATACTCCTCAAACGCCTCTGGCTCCTCGTACTCCTCCTCGTACTCCTCCTCACCGTACTGAGAGTAGTACTTGCGCATCTTGCGGCGGCGCAGGGCCCGCATGACAAACCGGGTCACAACGGCAAACACCACGGCGTGGAGCAGGAGACCGCCCGTCTTGGGCAGGCCCTCTGGGCTGGCGACCCACCCGCCGAGGGCCCGGGTCAGCTTGAACAGGGCTGGGTTGGCGATGATGAAGAACAGGAGAATAACAACAAGCATCTTCATAAACATTTATTATAGACAGCTAAAATTTATTCATATCGTCTGGACCCTTGGAGGCCAGGTGCATGCCGTAGTCCGTCACCCTGGAGACGCTCGGGTCATACACGGTCTCAAAGTTCGACCGCATCCCTGGGCGATACTTGAGGAGCCTGAGGACGAGGATAAAGACGAACGCGTGCAAGAAGACTCCTGCGAACGTGGGAAGGCCCTCGGCCGATGCAACCCACGTTCCCAGGATGCTCCTGACGCTCTTGAAGGCCAGGGGACTGGCCAGCAGAGCAAAGAGGAAGAATAGGGCAATCATTTACTATTAGTTTTGAAAAGTTTCCCTATGAGGGCGCTCCCAAGGCGGCGGCGCGCCGCCGCGCTTCAGCAAGTTGGTTGTTCTCCGGCGGCAAAGCCTCCCACCCTTTCCTGTTTTCTAGACGGGCTCTTGCAGCGTTACTTCTTGTGCTATTAAATATATTCTTATTAAGCCGTGTTACTTCTCCACGTAGAGATTTAATAGGGTCTTCAAATCTATAGTTTGCTGGATAAATTTTAGTTATAATGGGCCGCAATTTTATAGCACGATTCAATAGTTCTCTGGCTTTCTTCTCTTGGGCTGCGCGGGCAGCCTCCATCTTGACAGTGTTTTGTTTAACATTATTAGAATTAAATGGTTTATTTTTAGTCGTCATGAAATTTTTAATCTCTTTATCGAGGGCTGCGGCATTGGCATTCGCTTTGCTTATCTGATTGAAAAACTTGGAATATTTGGGATATAATTTTTTATTTATTTCCATGTTTCTCTGAAGGGCCTTGTATCCGGCAAAGTTTCCTTTGCTAAATTTATTTTTCAATTCCTTATTCTGCCTATTGAATTCTTCCCAGAATATTTTATAATGTCCTGGAACCTTTCTGTAGTTCCACGGCCCTAGACCCATCAAGGTCTTTTTAGCTCCAGCCTTCTTTTTCAAAGAATTTGAGTTATTACTTGTTCTGGTTTTAAAATACTTTTGGGCAGCATTTTGAAGGGCAGGAGGTGTTTTATTTACTCCCAATATTAACTGATTCACGAGAGATTCTGGGGCAGGTCGCAGCGTCCCATTGACCTCTCGCCAGAAGTTTACGTAATTCGGGCCAGAATATTTCAATTTATTTTTATTGATATTTCGCGGGAAATTAGTCCCCTGTCTACTCTTATACGCACTAGGCCCTGCATTGAACAAAGCCTTGAAATTTTTATTATTATTTACAGCCTTCCTGCGCCCCTCGATCCAGTTTTTGATAACCTTAAACCGCACGGGCTTGCCTTTATTGGGGGTTGTGGCTATGGCCACCAGGGATTCTCGCCGCGTACGGCTCGCATTTTCAGGAGGGAAATTGACTTTAATTGATCTCGGTTTGTTACTGGGCGCCCCCTTGTCAAACATTCCCTTGAGGCCCTGAAAAAAGCCAGGCTTGGATTTGTAATAGTTTGGGGTGCGGATTTTATTGCGTAGCATTTTTATCGGTCCCAAATTTGGCACGCCACCTCTGTTAATTCTGTTAATCTGATTTACGATATTCTTCGCGACCTTTTCAGTATCCTTGTTTAAATTAGGAGGATTCGACCAGTAGTTGCTGATCGTATACATACCTTATGAGACGCACACAAAAAAGTTGGTCCTGTGTCCTGGCCTAAAGACCACCACCTATGTATAAGTAGAAAGCACTACAAATGGCTCTTACCATCACCAAGATTTCCGACCTCTCTGTCTCTGACATCAAGTTCAGCGATGTGCGCAAAAACTCCAAGGGTGGCAAGATGGTCTATCTGAACCACAAGTCTGGGGGCAAGCTGATGCTCAAGTTCCCCGCCCTCAAGGCTCCCTTTGGCCTGAGCACCTTCACCGACGAGAACTCGGGCAAGGTGACTAGCACCAACCTCCCCCTAAGCGTCGATAACGCAGATGTTGCTAAGCGTCTTGATGAGATCAACAAGGCTGTCCTGAACTTTGTCTTTGATCACTGCGAGGAGATCATGGGCAAGAAGATGAGCCGTGATACTCTGTCCGAGATGTACAAGTCTCCCTTCAAGCCCGCGGCCAAGGAGGGCTACTCGCCTCTCCTCAACCTCAAGGTGATCACCGACCTGACATCCGGTGCCATCAAGACCGAGTCCTACGATTCGACCGGGACTGATGTACCCCTGGACTCTCTCGAGAAGGGCCAGAATGTCACGACTCTCGTCGAGCTCAGCCAGATCTGGCGCACGCCCGCGGGCTTTGGAGCCACCTTCCGCGTTCACCAGGTCAAGTTCAGCGCGGCCAACAAGCTCCCGAGCCGCGCGCTGGTCGAGTCTGAGGATGAGGTTGAGGACGAGGAGGAGGACGAGGAGGAGGACGAGTAGTGTGATACCTAGCTTTGAAGTGTAATAATAATGTAGTTTACTACTAGTATGAAGGTCCTCGGATCTGGTCGCCAGGGTGTCGTCTATAATGCAGGTCCCGTGGCTCTCAAGGTGAGCCCACGAGACTTGTCTGCTGTAAAACGCGGCGAAAATCAGCCTGCACTTGTTGAATACAAGATCCATGCGGCTATACAGAAGGTTGCTCGCGGGGGGGTCCCCAAGGTTCATGGTTTTTCGACCAGTAAGGATTTTGTATCGGATCTCAAAAAGAATATTAAAGAAACAAAAAATAAAAATAAAAATTTTCGTGAACAGAGCATCTTGACCATGGAGAAGATCAAGGGAGTCTCTATCCGTGATTGGGTCGAGAAGCATCACAAGACTCTGACAGACGCTCAAGTCATGAGGGCCATCCGTCAGGTCTTGGCGACTCTAAAATCCATCGCCAGAAAGTATCCAAACTTTCGCCACAATGATCTTCACCTTGACAATGTCCTTATAGTTGACGGGCGGGCCAAGATTATAGACTTTGGCTGGGCCAGGCTGTCGAAGACTGGGACAAATCCTGCAGTAAACACGGCCGTGGAGAATGGAACGGCCGGGGTTTACGGGATAGGTCCGAGTACTGATGCCCGGTATGACTCGCACCTCTTTTTGAAAGAGATGCGGACTCTTTTATCAAAGTACCCAAAGTTCAAGAAGACTCGGGCTCGCCTAGACTTGTGGGTCCCGGAGGGCTATCGCGGGTTTTCAGACCGCTACACGCGTGAGGGCCGTCTTAGGTACGGTCTACGGTCTTACCCTGGACTTCCTTCACTTCACAGTCTGAACGCCGCCAGACCAATGGCCAGAAGGAAGGTGTCTACGAGGGAGCCCACTGGCTTGAAGACGGTGATGTGAGGCACGAGGGTCTGGTTCCAAAGAAATTTGAGGAAAAAAGTCCAGAAAAATACATAGAGAATGAAGACGACTGCGTTATAAAAGCGCTCACGGGAGTCACGGGAATGGATAATTGCCAGCATTTTATAATATTTGGAGATAATAATGGTGGTCGTTGCCAAGGACTCTACGAGTTCCCGAGCCCTTCCCAAATCTGGGTCGGAGCGCGAGTTCACCTATGACCCCTGGGGAACGACAGGCCTGAATCACGACAACTGCTACGACTACGCCTTTGGAAGTTTTAGCGCGACCCGCCCGGTCAAGTCGGCTCCTGGAAACCGTAAGAATATTCCGTCGAATAACATGAATTATCGTTCGTGTGACGGGATCGTCAAGCGTGTCTTGGCCGACAACCCTGGGTCTGTCTACAAGATGCGGAACCCAAACGGCAAGCCCCGGCCTGGCTTCTACAAAGTGATGTGCTTTGTGGCGCCCTCGAACGACTTTGGAAACTCATATGGAGACTTTCACTGGTATGTGCAGATGGGATCTATTCGCTACAGAGTCAAGGCGGGTGATACTGTTTCGCGCCTGGCCAAGTTTTTTCACGTTCGCCCGACGGTTATTGTGGCGGCGGCTGCCAAACCTCTCAAGCCTCTGTCCAATACTGATGGAAAGATCTGTGCGAATAACGCTTCTCCAAGGATGCTTGCGGCTCGCAATACCCGCTTGATGCCAAAGCTCGTTCCTGGAAGAATCCTTCGCTTCAAGGTGAACCTATGGTCGCATAAGAGGGGATGGGGCGAGGGCCCGCTGATGATTGATGCAAAGGGGAGAACCATTGTCGATCCGCGAAAGTCGGAGCGAAAGTGGCACCCTGGGTTTCACTATACCCGGTTTTGTTCAGCATATGGCGTGCGTCGTGGGGCTGCCAATACTGGGAAATAAGTCAGGACGGGACTCCAAGAGTCCTGAGGACTTCGACGATATCTTCGTGCGCCTCGAGATCAAAAAGTATATTCATGCTCGCATCTTCGTGCGAGTCCAAAACACGAAGATCCAGACCAAACTCATCACGTATGGTCTGGATATTTGACGTCACATATGACCGAACCTCATGGGTCCCCTCTTCGACTCGATCTATAACTATTCTTATTCTATATTTCGGAAGATCAAAGGGGGCACGGCACATGGGGCACGTTGGGTCGGCCCTGCACGAACGCTTCCACCGGTCAACACATTTGAGATGAAACTCATGCCCACACGGCAGGGTCCTGGTTGACCTGTTGAGACCCTGGAGACAGACTGAACACTGGGGTGCGTTTTCCCTATGCATGTGACACCTGGTCTGTCCGGCCCCAGGGGGGTTCCGACACCTGGCCCCCGATGTGACGAGCCCGGTGCATCTTTCCATAGAATATATATTTTATTATGTTTTTCTAGGCTCGCCGCGCCCGAGCCAAATCATGCTCAAGTGACTTGATAGCATCCTTGTACTTGAGTCGGAGGTTCTCCTCGACATGTCTCTTAAAGACGATAATGGGGTCGGCGTCCTGTTCAGTCTTACACAAGGGGCATTCATCGGAAGTTTCAAACCAGGTGTATATGCACTTGGTATGAAACGAATGTTTACAGGAGAGGCGTTTCTGAGAGCTACGGGAAATGTCTTCAAGACATACGGCACACGTCTGGGCAAGGTGCGCAGCGCACTTTCCCTCGTGACTTGCGAGATTCTTGCACTTCTTTCCTTGGGCCGTCACTGAAGAGCACCTCTGAGCGCTCATTATTATTTATGATATGTAATATTTTCGCGTGAATTTCCTCAGGGGTCCCCGAAGCGTCAACAAGATGGACAGGGCACGGAATCTTTGCGAGCATATCTTTGTATAGAATATCGAGATCCTTCAGATAATTTAGAGTTACTTTTCCATCACCCGTCTGATGACGTTTCTGGATGCGCGCATAACACTCCTCTGGAGTTTTGGACAAGAAGATGTAGAGATCGGGGGACCAAGCGTGTTTTTCATAAAAATATTCATATGTTTCTACGTGTTCTACAAGACCCTTTCTCTTGGCGTGCTCCCAGAATACCCACCTCGAACTCAGAAGTGAGCGCTCGTAAATACCAGGTCCCTGTGGCTCGAGCGTCCGAAGAATCGCCATCTGCAGGGGGAAAATTCCCTTCTTCGGGTCCGCGTAAAACTCCTCGAGTGGCCACTGGTCTATAGGCTCCTTGAACACCTTGGCGCCCATTTTCTCTAGAATATTCAGCTGAGTCGTCTTCCCAGCCCCTATGTTGCCATCGATGACGATCTTCATTTCATATTAAGATTGCCATTTTTTAAAGCCGCGGTGCCCATGGGAACTGGGGCGCCACATGCTCCGTTGCGGAATGGCATGTTCAGAGCCTGAATACCTCCGTTCTGCAGGAACTGGCGGTACTGATAGTTATTTTCAAACTGGATGCCGTTCCGGG